TGGATTCTTTGGATCGTAGTATTGAAAAAAATTGTGAAGGTCAACTCTCATCTTCTTCGTCTCCTAGGTATTCTAGTGAAAAAATATCGTGTTCGGCAATATTGGGATTCATCCACTCACTAAATTCCAATTGAATCGCATATGCATTTTGATACTGCTCTTCTTCATTTAAATCACATAGAGTATGTATGCGGTCAATTGCCCAATCGTGAGACTGACGAAGAGTGTCTTCAAGAGTTGTCATTATAATAGTCCTTTCTAAAATATCTGGAGAGAATATTGGAATTATAGTACGCTGGAACCCCAGAGTCAAGTGCTTCGGTCAGTACATTATTTAGAAAAAGTTGCCTTGTCTCTTCAAAATTACATTTACCTTTAGTCTTATGAAGACTCAATATTTCTCTACTGAAGAACTCTTTGCCATATTTAATTACATCTTCTTTTAATTCTGGACAAGAACCATAATATTTTTTCCAATCTGATTCTGATTTTACTTTTCGTTTTTTTCCCGGAGGAGTTCTAAAAGACCAAAAATATTTCCTACCCACATATCTGCGACCAGTTTCACGGCAAGATATGAGATATACAAAACCAAAGTAATCTTCAATATGATGAGACTCAAAAACCTCTCCATTATATTTCCAAGGGTTCTCATAGCTCATACAGTAGTCTTAAAGAGCTATTATTTATCCTTCAACGGAGACAAACCTAGTCTAGCAATAAAAAAGGGGACTTGTCAAGCCCCCTTAAAGTTATGTTAGAGTTTTATTACTTATTTTCTCTTTGACGCTGAATATAATCATCCAGTTCTTTCTTTTTTTGCTCAGGAGACTTCTTTTTTTGCTTCTCATTATAAGATTTAACAGCATCCAAGTGTGCCTGATCTGGTTTTCCTTCTGGTTTACGATAAACATTCATAGGTCCAGATGAAACACGACCTCTTGGGTCTCTACGCTCTTCAACAATACTTCCAATAGTCTCGGCATCCATTTCCATCATTACGTAATGTGCTTCCTCTACGGTCTCTACGTGCCCCTGTGAGAGGAGATACTCCAGAACAATATCATAGGCATCATATTCCATTTCCATATTCAGACGCTGCTGTCTAGGAGATACTGGAGCAGGTTTTGGTGATGCTGCAATTGTATTGGTTGCTTTAACTTCGGGTGCCGTTACGTTTGCTACACTTGCTTTAGCGGCAATTGGAGCAGCAGAAACTCCAAAACCACTACGGGCAGGAGCGGGTGTTGGAGAAACTTTAGGGGCAGCTGCAGGAAGTCTGGACTTCATATCCTGCATAAGAGGGTTAGTTGTAGAACTGGTTCCTCTTGTTCTTGCTCTTTCGGCAGCGGCAGCAGCAAGTTTTGGATTTGCCTTTGCCCAAGTATCCATATCCTTTGCCTTATCACTAGTTTGTGCTGATGCTGGTTTTGTTGGAGCAACTTTTGGTGCTGCGGGTCTAGTAGCAGCGGGGGCAGTAGGAGTTCTTGTTGAAGTAGTAGCAGCAGGGGCAGTAGGAGTTTCAGTAGGTGGTTTTTGCTTAAGTCTATCTGGAACAATAGGTCCCTGTCTTTCTGAACCTGTACTATAATTTTTTGGTTTTGGTGATGAACCTTGTCCAGTTACAAAACCTCTTGCAAAATCTCCAAGAGCTCTTGTTGGAGCACTTGCTGTTCTTGAAGCCGCATTATATGCTCTTGCTAATGGATTACTAGATGTAGTTTTTTGTCCAGTAAATCCTTGAGCAAATGCTCCAGCTACATCGCCATATGCTCTTCTTGCTTGTCCAAAAAGTCTTCTTGCCCCAGCCCCTGCTCCAGCAGCATCTTCGCTCAAATAAGACTCATACATTTCTTCCCAAGTATACTCACTTAGGTCATAACCCTCTTCTAGAAGTGAGTTGACCCAGTTTTCAACTTCTTCCCATACCTGTTCTTCGGTGAGTTCTTGAGGAGCATATACCTCTTGATATGCCTCCATCAAATTATATGCATCAGTACCGGTAATTCTTGACATTTTTTCTTTTAGTTCTTTATAATTTTATTTATAAAAAAAGAGGGTCTCAAGGACCCTCAGTGGTTTTATCATTCAACCAAATATAAGAATAGTCGTGGTCTCCAAAAAGGACATCATCATATTCTGCGGCATCTTTATAAGCATTTAGAATTTCTTGTTCACACCACTCATCGTAATTTCCATCACTATTGAGTATTTTGGGTTTCATTTTTTATAAATCTCCCACTAGAATCTCTTGGTAAAGGATTTCTCTTTCTTTCTGCCCAAACTTTTTTCATAGATTCACGTTTTCTTTCAATTTCTTCTTGGGTTTGTTTTCCAGGTCTTCCTTTTCTGTGTGCCGAATTAGAACACTTTTTTCTTATTTCAGGTGTTCTTTCATAAGGAGTATATAATGATTTATATTGTTTTGGTGGAGTATCTCCACCATCAGTTTTATTTTCTAATATTCCAGTCCCATTATTCAATCTTCCCCACTTTTCTATTAATTTAATTTCTTCAATTAAAGCAGTTTTTTCATCAACATCTTTTAGAGGAAAAATAACTCGTTCTTTGGATGGAACTTCTACACTATGAGACTTCTGTTTCCATCTATCATCTTTCCCCTTACCGACATAGTAAGGGGTTCCATCTTCTTTTAGATAAACATAAACATAATAGTTCATAATTGGAATCCTGTGAAAGTATCTTTAGTGACATCTTGTTTAATTCCTCCAACTACGTAGCTCTCTACTTCCGTTTCCTGGGGTGCGACTTGCAATCCCTTTGATTCTATCCAATGAGATGTCCAAGGAAGGGGATTATTCTTTGCCGGAATATCATAAAGTGGGCGAAGTCCAATCGCCTTCATTCTACGATTCGCAATCCACTCAACATATTGCTGAAGAAGTTTATCATTCAATCCAATCATAGAACCATCCTTGAACAGATACTCTGCCCAAAGTTTTTCTTGATTGACAGCATTCTCAAAGGTCTTGTAGACCCACTGCTCTTCTTCTTTGGCAATTCTTTGCATCTCAGGGTCATCACCTTCTTTCCACTTGTTTAGAATGTTTTGAGTGATGACTAAGTGCTGATTTTCATCTCTGGCAATTAGTGAGATGATTTTTGCACTTCCTTCCATAAGTTTGAGTTCGCCAAATGCAAAACTGCAAGCGAAACTGACGTAAAAGCGAATACCTTCAAGAATATTAACGTTTGCAACTGCTCTAAAGAGTTTTCGTTTGAGTTCATATCTTTCTGCCTGTGCATAAGGAACTGATTCTTGGGCGTGTTTCCAAAGTTCAGAAGTTCCATAATGTTGAGCACCATTAATAAAATCATTATATGCATCAGTCACACTAACCGCACGTTCTAGAATGCGGTCATCTCTAAGAATAGTATCAAATACCTCAGAAGGGTCTGAATAAACATTCTTAATGATATAAGTGTATGAACGGGAGTGAATCATTTCCATAAACTCCCAGACCTTCATACACGCTTCCAGTTCGGGAAGTGAACAGTATGGTGCAAATGCCATACCGGGACCACGACCCTGAACGGAATCAAGCATCACCTGATACTTCAAGTTACTAGTAAAAATATGCTTTTGTTCTGAACGGAGAGATTGATAATCCCCCCTATCCTTCTGTAGAGAAACCTCTTCGGGTCTCCAGAAATATCCAAGTTGTTGAGTTGTTAGTTTGTCGAAGATTGGATACTTGTAAGAATCATATCTCTGAATGCCCAGCGGTTGTCCAAAAAACATTGGTTGCTTTTTGGTGTCTACCTCCTGAGAGTTAAAAACGGTCATTTGATTAACCACTTCTTTCTCCTTGCTATTTGTTTTAAATCTTACAAGACTCACAATCTTCTTCCTCCGAATTCAAAATGTCGTTAATTAAATCATCAACAGATGGTTTAGATTCCTCTACTTCATCTGTCTTAATATCATAAGTATTCTGATAGTAACTGGTTTTCCAGCCGTACTTATATGTAGTCAAAAGGTCCTGTGCCATTACGCTAACAGGAACTTCATTATTGGGATAATGCTCCGGATTATAGGACCAGTTTCCAGAAATTGCCTGATCAAAGAACTTTTGCATAACAGCAACAATATTGATATAACCACGATTGCTAGACATATCCCAAAGAAGCGTATAATTGTTCTTAAGGGTATGATACTGTGGGACAATTTGCTTAAGAGGACCTTTCTTCGACTTTTTAATGGACAAGTA